GATGGCCGTCATGAACGCACGCACCATGGAGACCCTCTGATGCAAACCACCAACCTCTTCAGCCGGAAACTCGACGCACTCGCTGACCAGATCCAAGCCGGCGCCGCGTCGCGCTCGCGGCCGTCGGGGTCGGCCTCGTATGACTCAGGTGACGGGACGAAGACGCTCGTAGGGCCCGCTGCCGGCGCCGCGGGGGTGGCCCTGTTTGTGGGCGATCAAACACCGCCGCCGGTTCCAGCGGGGCTGGACTTCTCGACGTCGAACGGGCAGATCCTCGCCTCGTGGGACGGCACGCTCCAGGGAGACATCCCGGAGGACATGGGCGGTATCGAGGTCCTGGCGCAGGCACAGCCTGTCGGCCGGCTGACAGTGGCAGGGGCCCTGGTCGTGGGCGGGTTCCCAGCCGGCACTGTGGTGGCGATGTCGGCCCGATCGTACGACCGGGCGCGCGCGCAGGATGGGACGCCGGACCCGAACTTCTCTGATCCGACCGCCGCGGTGAGTATCACGGTGGCAGAGATCGTGGATGGTGCGGCCGCAGTCGCCGGAATGGTTACGGAGTATGCGACGTCTACGAGCCCGGATGCGCCTGCATCGGCATGGTCGGAGCCTGCTCCCGCGTGGGTGGCTGGCCAGTACATCTGGCTGCGCACGACGATCACGCACGGGGACGGTTCCACGGACGTCACGGACCCTGTGATCGTGACCGGTAACCCCGGTGCGACGGGTGCGCAAGGTGCTACCGGGGCGACCGGGGTCGGGGTGTCGTCGGTGGTCCGGTATTTCGATCTGGCGGCCTCCAAACCGTCGAAGCCGAGCGGCACACCGACATCACCGTGGACAACGACCGAGCCATCCTATGCAGCCGGATCGACGCTGTACTACGTGGACGTGGTTACCTACACGAACGGCGTGATCTCGATCACCGCTGTGCAGACCCTCTCCTCGTATCTGTACGCCGCGGTGGCGTATCAGACCGCACAGGGGAAGGTGACCGCGTACTTGGCACAGCCGGCGCCGCCGTACACGGTGGGGGCGATCTGGAAGAACGGGTCGCAGCTGCTGATCTGTACGATCGCGCGCAGCTCGGGCTCGTACGTCTCGACGGATTGGACGATCTGCGGGGACGTGACCGCCTCGAACATCAACGGCATCACGATCACGGGTGCGCTGATCCAGTCCACTGCGGCGGCCAGCAACCCGCGCACGTGGCAGGACTCGACCGGCTATCACCAGACCGACTCGAATGGGAACCGCATCTTCGACACGACGCAGGGGCAGACTCCGCTGCTCGTCGGCGGGTTCAAAACAGCGCTCGCGGGAAACCGTATCGAAATTACCACTGAGAACAATTCAGCTTACGGCGGCCAAGTTGGAACGATCCGGTTCTGGCCCACGGACGATATCGGATCGTCGGGCTCTATCATCTCATCCATGGATGGCACGCACGGTCAAATGGGCATCACGGCGCCGATCGGACCAGCCGATGATGCGGGGTCAGGCCTGTCTTTCTTTTCCGGGAAAGGTGGGGATCGGACGGCGGCCTACCCGACCGCGGCCTTCACAAATGGTGCGCTCGTGGGGGAAAACTGCTTTGTCCGCGTCAACAGCACGGGCGCGCGCGCCGAAGTGTTTGCTCTCAGTCTGAGCGATCTCCAGGCACAGGAGATGGGATGGGCCACTCTCTCTGTGGCGCAGGTCATCATCGGACATGTGGCCGGTGATAGCACTCCGGGGAACAACGGTGACTATATACTGGTTGGCTCTAACTGGGTGCCTTACAACACGTGGGTGGGGGCGGTTGCAAGCACAGCAGGAATCGCAGTCGGGAATTACCATAACGCTCCATTATCGATCTCTTCTCAGGCCCAGAACGGTGGTTGGGCTCTGAACGGGTGGGGGCTCACTGTCCCTATGGACGGCTTGTATATCATCTCGGGCACTCTGCGGATCGGGGGGAGCTACAACTGGGCTGACGGCGGCTACGGTGTCGGAAACACGGAAGCAAGTAACACGGGGATCACCGCTTCTCGGTTCCCAATTGGTATCAGGGACTCGACCTCGATTGCGGGCCCTACCGTCCCGCAACACCTGTCTGCTGGCCAAGTGGTGAACTTCTACGTCTGGTACGACGGGTCGGCCCCGATTATCGACTCATGCGCCCTCAACCTCACCCGGATCGGGGACTAATGACTGAGGGAATTAACGAATTCGTTGCCCAACAGCTGGTGCACTTGTCGGAGCAGAACGGGAAGATTCTTCAGGCGGTCGAGGACTCTCAGCACATCCATGATGAGCATGCTCGGGCGATCCAGGGGCTGCAGGAGACGCGGGCGACGCACGAGGAGGTCGAGCGCATCGTGGGGCCGATCACCGGGAAGCTCGACGCGATCGACGGCAAGGTCGACAAGCTGGACACCGATATGCAGGACGTGCGGGGCCGTCTCGACCGGGTTGAGCACCCCCGGTCCTGGTGGCGCACCACATTGACCTGGCTGACCAGTCGAGCCAGGTCCTGGTGGGCGAGTGCTCTGGCGATCACCGCGACCATGGTCGGCACGGCGATCGGCACCTGGATCCTTGCCCATCTGCACTGACGTCCGGACCCCGAGAGCCGAGGCCCATCCAAACCGTGGTCTGAAAGGACACACCTATGTCACTGAAGTTCGGAAAACTCGCCCCGAAACCTGCCCCACTGCGACTGGCCGCCTACGCTGCCGCGCTCCCGGATCCGCCCGCCGTGGCCGGCGATCCGGCCAAGTTTGACGGGCAGATGTACGCGAACGACCGGCTGGGCTGCTGTGCGATCGCGGGGCCAGCCCACGAGACCCGGCACTGGTTGGGGCTCGTCGGGCGTGATGCTCCGATCACCGACGATCAGGTGATCTCGGTGTACAGCCAGGTGACTGGCTACGATCCGGCCGACCCGTCCACGGACCAGGGATCGGTGGTCGCCGACGTCGTGAAGTTCCGGCGCACAGTCGGGTTCCCGGATGCGGCTGGCGGCCGGCACCGTATCCTCACCGGCCTCGGCCTGAAGGCTGGTGAACGACGCGAGCTCGCCCTGGCCATCGCGTACTTCGACGCGGCCGGGATCGGATTCCAGGTACCCGACTATGCCATGGACCAGTTCCAGGCCGGGCAGCCGTGGGATGTGCAGGGGGATCCTGCCGACGCGACCATCGAGGGCGGCCACTACGTGGCGGCCCTCTCTTACGGGCCTGCCGGGGTCACAGTGGCGACGTGGGGGAAGCTGCAGCTCATGAGCTGGGCGTTCCACCGGGCGTTCGCCGACGAGGCGTGGGCGTACCTGTCGCCGGAGTTCCTTGACGCGGCCGGCCACTCCCCGGACGGTCTCGACATCGACGCCCTGCGCCGGGACATCGCCGCTCTCTGACCCACTCACCAATCCATCGCATCGAGCCGTCCTCCGGGGCGGCTTTCGTCGTTAAGGATTCCTCCGTGAAGATCCCGAAGATCCAGAGTCTCGTTCCCGTGGCCGCCGCGCTCGCGGTGGCCGGGCTGGTCCTGTCCGGCTGCGCGGCCACCGCGCCGCACCCCGTCACGGCGTCTGCCTCTGCGTCCTCTGCATCGCTCGTGCAGGTGACGGTGCAGGTGCAGGGCACGGGCGTGGCCACTGAGGTCGCGGTGACGGTGGGGGAGCAGGCCACCGCACAGCCGAATGTGCAGCTGCCGTTCGCCCGCACGATCCGGGTCCCAGCCGGCACGCCGGTCCGGGTCGATGCACAGAACGGCACGGACACAGGGGCGCTGACCGCGACAGTCACCGAGCAGGGCAAGACCCGGACCGACTCGGCGGCCGGCGAGTTCGCGACAGTGTCGGCGGGGAGCACGGATCTGGCCTCGTCCGCGCCCCGTTCGGGTGCAGCTGCGGGAGCGCAGGCGTCCGTGTCCCCGTCTCCACTCCCCGTGGATGGGGAGGTGCTCCGGTGAGCCGGCATGCGATGACCCCGGGAGAGGCGCGCGCGGCGCGGCGCCGGTCCCGGACGGTGAAGCGGTTGCGACTGCGGCCGGCGTCCACCTCGAGGGTGCGAGCGTCTCTGGCGATCGCCCTGGCGATCCTCTCGGCGACAGTCCCTGCGGTGGCCGGCGCGCCGACGCTGCCTGTCGTCCAGGCGGTGCAGGCGGTGCAGGCCGCGCAGGCGGAAACGCTGCAGCCAGGTGGGGACGTCTCCCGCTGGCAGGGGACGATCGACTGGGGTGCCGCCCGTACTGCGCTGGGCATCCCGCTGATCAAGGCGACCGGTGGGGATGGTGGCCTATACGTCGACTCCCGCTACGCGGCCAACGTAGCCGGCGCCCGCACGGCGGGGAAGATCGGCCACTACCACTTCAACGGCCCGCAGGACGGGTCGACGCAGGCGGACTGGATGAGCACCCACCTGGTCGACTACCACCCGGGCGACGCGATCATCTACGACGCCGAGGGCGTGAACCTATCCGTCGTGCGCGCCTACCAGTTCCTGGTCCGGATGCATCAGCTGCGACCCGACGCCGACCTATACGTGTACACCTCCGCATCCTTCACCCGGACCCTGAACTGGGCGGCAGTCGAGCAGCTCGGGGTGAAGCTCTGGGTCGCCCAGTACTGGCTCGACTACTCCGCGAACCACAACCCGACCCCGGGGTTCTGGCCGTCCTGGGCGATCTGGCAGTACACCGACCGTGGCCGCGTCCCCGGGATCTCCGGGGCCGTCGACCTCGACCTCATCAAGACGTCAGCCTGGGGATCCACCACCCAGATCGGAACAGCCACCACGGCGGCCGGCGGATCCGTGCCCTACGGCACCTACCTCGGCTACAACGTCGCCACCACGCAGCGGCTCCTCAACGCCCGCGGCGCCACGCTCGCCGTCGACGGCTACTACGGGCCCGCGACCCGTGCCGCGGTGCGCGCCTATCAGGCGTCGCATGGTCTCGTCGTCGACGGGCTCGCCGGCCCCCTCACCCAGGCATCCCTCCGCGGCACCACAACCGCGACCGCCTGGGTCCTGTCCGTCGCAGACGTCCAGCGCTACCTCGACGGCTGGGGCTACCAGCTCGCCGTCGACAACATCAACGGCACCCGCACCCAGACGGCGCTCAAAACCTTCCAGCGCTCGCGGGGACTGGTCCCGGATGGGATCGTCGGCCGGCTGACCGCGACGGCTCTGGTGCCGTCCACTCGGACCGTGCAGCTGCGGCTGCGGGCGTACGGGTACGGGGTGCGCGTGGACGGGATCCCTGGTCCGGTCACCCGGGCGGATGTTGCGAACTTCCAGCGTCGCCACGGCCTCGTGGCGGACACCATCGTCGGACCACGCACGTGGTACTGGCTCGGCTACTGAAAGGAAATCCTCTTGTCCATCACTCTGCTGACCGCTGTCACGGTCGCCGCATTGTCGTTCACGCTCCCGACCGCGGTGTCGACGCTCCTGAACGCGATCGTGCCGGTCGTCTACGGGTTCATCAAGAACCCCGACTGGTCGAAGACCGCGAACCGGGTCCTCGCCCTCGTCCTGTCCCTGCTCGTGACCATCCTCGTGCTCGTCATCTACTACCTGTCCGTGGGCTTCGATCGTTCGTCCGCTACCGAGTGGGTGCAGGCGATCATCTACGGTGTCGTCGCGTCCCAGGCCGCGTACAGCCTCGGGCTCAAGGACGTCTCGGATGCCGTCACCACGTCGCTGCACACCACGACAGCGTCGGACCCGAAGCACTCCGCCTGACCCCCTCACCTAGCAGGAATATGCCCCGCCAGTCACCTTTACGGGTGGTTGGCGGGGCGTATTCCTGTCTGTTCTCGCGGTCGTCAGGCGGCCCGCTGCTCGTCGTCGTCGACTTCGTGCTCGACGAGTCTGCGCACCCACTTCGAGACGCTCATCCCTTCGGCGGCGGCGCGCTCGCGGACGCGCTCGTGCACATCTCTGGGGAGCACGGTGGTGACGCGGGGGGAGTGGGTGCCGTCTCCGGAGAGGGAGTGGCCGCCGCGGGAGAGGCCACGTGTCCGTGCCTCGAACTGGGCACTGTCCTGGGCGGCGTCGGCTTCGGTATAGCGCTGTCCGCCGATGATGACGGTCTCCCGGTCAAGGTCGATGTCGGAGACGCTGTCGGTGTCGGGACGATACCGGTACCGTCCCGGGTCGAGGTGTTCGCTCATGATCTGGTCCTTTCTAATCGAAGGTGGTCGGCATTACGTGGATGATGACGATCAGGTCCGGGTTCTCGACGGCGGCAGTCCCGATGATCTCCAGTTCGACGCCGCGATCATCGGTGCCGATCCAGTGCAGGAATTCGCGCTCGACGCCGTCCCGGGCCCGAGATTCGAGCGTCGGCTCACCGGCGGCCGCCAGAGCGGCGAGAGCATGCGCACGACCGATCTTGTGCCGACGGCTTGAGCGAGAGAACTTGAACCTCATGCGACGAGCATATCATACATACCCGTAAATAATGGCCGGCCGGCGCCCTGTCTTGGGACCGTCAGTCCTTCTGGAGGACCTCCGTCTTGGTGACACCGAGCGCGGACACCTGATAGCTGAGCTTGCCGTTCTTGTAGTCGAAATGCTTCGTCGGGTCGCTGCTCGCGAGCAGCGCGCTGCCCGTCTTCGAGGTGTCATTCGCCGAGTCCCACGAGTACGAGTCACCCGGGGCAGTGGGGGGAATGACCGATCCTGCCCAGTAGAGGGCCGTGCTGCCGTCGGTGTTGTGCCAGGTGATCTCGATGGTCGTCCCGGTGATCACCGCAGACTGCGTGGCGCTCGCGGGTGAAGATGCGGGTGAGGATGACGGGGCGGGTTCGGTCCATGTGCCGGTGAGATCTGGGATCGTGGCCGTGGATGAGGGAGCTGTCGTCGATGCGGCTGTGGTCGATGCGGCTGGTGCTGTGGATGTGCTGGAGCAGCCGGTGAGGATGGCGCCGAGTAGGAGGAGGGTGCTGGCGGTGGCGACGATGGTTTGGGGTGTTCTGTTCATCATGGATTCTTTCTGAGGGTTTTCTGTGGATAGGAGCAACGTATCAGTCATGCGGCGATGAGGGTGGCGTCGGCGACGGCTTGGAGGTCGTCGAGGTCGAGGGCGAGGTAGCGCTGGGTGGTGGCGATGGACGAGTGGCCGAGGAACTCGGAGACCGCGTGGATGTCCCGGGTGGCGTGGTAGGCGGCCGTGGCCCCCGCGTGACGCAGGGAATGCGGGTTCATCCCGAGGCATCGCGTGATGATCTTATTGACGGACTGAGGATGCAGGTGTCCGGTCTGGCGGCCGGGGAAGTACCAGCCAGGGCCTTGTTCGGCTTCGACGGCGTCGAGGGTCGTGGCCAGGTCGCGGTTGATGGGGACGACGCGGTGCTTGGCGCCTTTGCCGAGGATGTCGAGCCGGTCGCCGAGCCGATCCCGGGTGTGGAGGGCGGAGATCTCGGTGAGCCGGAGGCACGCGTACCGGCCGAGCTGCAACATCGCCCGATCGCGCAGCGAGGCGCTGGTGAGGGCGGTCAGGAATCGGATGTCGGGGCAGGGGTGGGCATACCCGCGCGGCACGTGGATGGACTCCATGCCGTCGCAGGGATCTGTGGAGATCAGTCCCTCACGGATCGCCCACCGGCACCATGCCCGGAGTGTGCCCTGGTAGCTGTGCCGTGTCTCAGCAGCGAGGTCGCGTCGGCGCGCGAGGAAGGCCTCGATATCTCGAGCGCGCATCGTGAGCAGATCGAGCTCGGCGGTGATGATGTGCAGCTGGGATCGTCGGAGCCGGATGGTCTGCGGCGCTCGGCCGACTGCCCAGAGATGATCAAGGAAAAGCTCAACGGGGTCATGTTCGCTGTGATCTGGCATACCCTCCAGGGTTGCCCGGCACCGGCCGCCCTGGATGATGCGCAGCTCGGCGCTCATGCAGTCCAGATGCACCGGATGAGGCACCCCTCAGGAGACCACAACAGCGCGCGCCCGTCGACGACCGCCAGATGCTGGCTCCGCGGCCACCAGCGGCGCCGGACCGTCTCACACCGCTCAGCATGCACGGCGCTCGCAGTGGCCAGCTCGTCGGCCTTCTCTGCGGTCAGGGGATGGTTGAGAGCACGGATCAGCTCGGTGATATGTGCATCTTCGGTAGCGAGCTCGCGGAGCTCCGCCTCCATCTCCGCCGGGATCCTGGTGCTCATGCGCCGACCCCGATCAGCTCGCGCTCGCGGTCACGCCAGGCCGCCAGCTCGACGACCTCAGCCAGCCCGGAGTCGTCGGGCGTGATACCGAAGGGTTGTTGGTTCGAGTCCAACCGGGGGAGCGAGACCAGACCCTCACCACCATTGGTGGTGGGGGTCTCGTTGTACAGGCGCTCGGTGAGTTCTCCCGGCGCCATGTGGAGCAGGCCAGCGAAAAGAACGATGTCGCTGAACGAGATCTCAGTCTGGCCATTCAGCCGACGAGTGACGTACATCGGGGCAAGCCCCAAAGCCGTTGCGGCCTTTCGTCCGCTCCAGCGCTCTCCAGCTAGAAGCGCCCGGAGATTCCAGGCAGCTCGCTGATCGATGTCTTCGACCGTGACGGGTTTCGTCGATTTCCTCATGGGGACAGTGTAACGCTCAGCGATGCAATTGCAACGCTGGGGCGTGTGACGAAGCGGCTCTGGTGGACAAAGTGAATCGCGACACGGTGCAGCCAGCTTGCACTGCACCGTCATGAGGTGCAATATGTCCCGTGTGAATGGAATCGCACCGCCGAAAGTGGCAGACAAAGTTCGTGGGATCACCCGCGAAAAGCACATCACTGGCGTCGACATCGCTCACGCCTTGGACATCTCGCGGAACGCTGTCTGGCGACGGCTTGCCGGGCGAGTCGCCTTCACAGACCAGGAGCTGCTCACCCTGGCAGGTATCTGCGGCGTACCCGTCGCTGCCTTCTTCGAGGGCGTCCCCGTACCGGATGTACAGCGCGCGCGGTCTGAGGGGGTGGCGGCATGAGTGCGGAGTTCAAGGAGTGGTTACCCGCGTTGATCTGCACATTCTGCGCGGGAGGAACGTTTTCGTTCGCGCTGATGGGGTTTCTTACTTGGCTCTCCGACCGGCGAGATCAAAAGTCGTCTCCTCAGACCCTTCGAGCCGGAGACGCAACTTCTGAGGGCGGTGAGGACCGTTGAGTGCGAACTTCGCTGACCTGCTGGATCGAGCAGGAATGACCTTGGGAACACCATGCCGGATCCAGGGGAACTCGGAGTTGTTGAGCACTTCAACTCGCATATCCGTGTCGGTGTTGTTCTCGAGCATGAATTCGTTCCGGCTAATCCAGACGAGCCCAAGGCGAGGTTTCTTCAGCGTTTCCAATGAAGCGGCGACTGAACGCACCGCGGCCAACTCGTCCCGGGCATTCTGTTCGGCTGTCTCCGCCGCGAGACGTGCTCTCTCTGCTTCTTGCCTCGCCTTACGCGATAGGTGTGACCACCACCACGTAAACACCGCAAACACCAACGATGCGACTGCTGCACCAATACTCACCACGGAGAAGACCATGCACGGATCGTACTTCGACACCCGTGTCGCACCGCGCTCACTAGCGCGCATGGCAGACCGAGGCGAGATCTCCGCGATCCGCCTCCCCTCTGGGCGGCGGCGCTACCGGCGGGAAGAGATCGAGGAGATCGCCGCCGGCGCTGGTCAGGCGCACTCTCGGCGCTCGCGGTCTGGTGAGGGTGTAGCAGCATGAGCACGTTGCGGGAAGCGTTGGACACGCTGCAGGAGGGTCTGCTCGATGTGGCCGTGGGTGAGCCGGGGCCTCTTGAGTTGAGGCCGTTACGGCGGGCGCTCGGCGATGAGGCCTACGACGAGCTGTCCATTCGGGTCGGGGCGTACACTGTGCTGGCAAAGCTGGATGTGGTCGCCGCGTTCCTTCTACAGGTCGTTGACGCGGCCGGCGTCGGTGAGAGCATCGACGATCTGCTGCGAGCCCCAACCGATGTAGTGAATCGCCTTCGCGAGTTCCCGCATCTCGCTGCTCTGAGCACTGTCCTTCAGCCGGGCAGCGATCGCCGTCCCGGTGTGGATGTTGTCGCGCGCTTCCTGGAGCGCTTCGCGTCTGCTCAGCATGAGTCTTCTCCTCGCCGTGATGTTGACGCCCACCGGCTGGAATCCGGTGGTGCCGAGTCCAGCGTAGGAGAAGCCCCCGACACGTCCGGTTCTTCTCCCCGAACAGTGCCGGGGGACTCTACTTCCATCCTTCCCGACGTACAGGTGAAGCTGCGCTGGCAGCCTCCGGAGGGAGGCGCAGCATGAACGCCGGGTCGAAGCTGGCGGCGCCGCTGCGCCCGCGGTCTGGTGAGGGTCGGCAGGCGGAGATTGCGGCGTTTGTGGACCGGGCGCTAGAGATCCGGCGGGCGACAAGTCCGCGGCGGCCTGTGCCTGAGGTCTCGCGTCCGAGCCGTCATGGTCGGGTGTTGTCGTGGCTGCTCGGGTTCCTGCGCGGGGTGGCGTGATGGGGCGCCGGCGGACGGGGGTGACCCGGATCCCGCTCGAGGAGGGGATTCGTGACGACCAGGGGGAGCGGTCCCTAGATTACCAGGCCGTGGCGGTTGAGGTGACGCGTCGGGGGATGCCGATGCGTCGTGACCGGGTCGTTGGCGCCCTGCTGGAGCTGGGATGGATCGTGCGGCGCCGCCGGGGCCTGATCCCGTCTCGGGTTGTGCTGGAGCGTGGCTGGGTGGTGCTGCGTCCGGAGCCGCCGCACTGGGAGCGGGACCGGATGGTGCCCTCGACGCCGCAGGTGCGTCTCACCGGGGCGGGTGTGGACGCGTTCTGGGGGCGGCTCCAGGAGCGCATGACGTCGCGGTGCTCGTGGAGTGGGGGCGTCCGGTGAGGTTCGTATGGCTGCTGGCCCTGCTGCTGGGCGTGTACGTGATGGTTCATCTGCCGTGGGTGCCTGGGTGGGTGCTCGTAGGGGTGGGTGTGCTGCTGCTGGTCTTCGTTCTTTTCGTGGTCTCCGCTTTGGTGGCGGTGGCTTTCAAAGATCTCTGGAAGTGAGGAAAACATGGCTACTACGAAACGGCAACCGGTGAAGGCGGCGCCGCGCGCATCTGCTTCAACTCCGTCCGCCTCGGCGTCGACGGTTTCGGCGGCGCTGGCCCGGACCGACTTCGAGCGCGCAGCTATACGTGGGCAGGCCCTGGGCTTGGCGGTGCGTTCGTCGATGACGGACACCGCGTATGCGGATGACCACACGGCCAATCTGTTGCGTCGTGCAGCCGCGTTCGCACGGTTCATCATTGATGGGCCGTCCTCGGATGCTGACGAACTGGGCACGGGTGGGGCGTCATGAAGTTCTTGCAGAACCTCCCGGATGAGGGTCGGCCGCCGGCTGCGCACACGGCCCGGATCGACTGGGAGGGCATGGCGTCGGAGTGCCGTGCGCATCCGCGTCAGTGGGGTGTGCTCGGCCGTTGGCACTGGTCTGTGGCGAAGTCGTATGCGTCGCGGATCCGTCGGGGCGCCTTGCGGGGTTTCACTGCGGGGGAGTTCGAGACTGCGCTGCGGATGGCGAAGGGCACCACCTCGCCGTCGGAGCCTGGGGCACGGGGGATCGTATTCGTGCGGTGGGTTGGCCGTGGCCAATCGGGGACCGCATGACCGGCGAGCGGCGGTCGGTGGCGGCGTTGCGGCGGGACGGGATGATCGTCACCCCGCCGCCCGCCCCGTCGGCGGATCCCCGGCAGCTGCTCGTGACCGTGGACCAGGCCGCCGGGGTTGAGCTTCACGCCACCCCGCATCCGCTTGACAGTCCCGACCTCCAGGACACCTGGCTGCTGCAGGTCATCGTCGACGGGGTGGTGGACGACGAGATCGTCTTGCGCCCGGCCGAACTCCCTGCGCTACGCCGCATGGGAGCAATGATCAGCGCCGCAGTGCAGGACCTGGCCGACGAACACGAGACCTCTCTCTAACCCACATGACCATGACAACTCGAAAGGAACCTCGCATGCCTGGACTCGGCAGTCACAGCACGCAAGAACTCCGGCACGTCGACCCGGCTGGGCTGATCGTCGCCGCGAACGTCCGTACGGACACCACCCTGGACCCCGGATTCGTCACCTCGGTTCGAGAGAACGGCATCCTCCAACCACCCCTCGTCGTCGACCACGATGACCGACTGGAAGTCGTGATCGGTCAGCGCCGCACCCTCGCGGCGGTGGAAGCCGGCCTGACAGACATCCCCGTGCTGGTCGTCGCCCAGCGCCAGGCCGACGAAGCTCTCTTCATCGAGCAGCTCGTCGAGAACGACCAGCGCACTCAGCTCTCCGACGTGGATCGGGCCCGCGGGTACCGGCAGCTGTCCCTCCTGGGCGTCGGTGCCGACCGGATTGCGAAGCGGACCGGCGCGAAACGCCGGGACGTCAGGGGAGCGCTCAAGGTAGCCAGCAACAAGACCCTGATGGAGAAGATCGAGTCGGAGCAGATTACCTTCGACAAGGCCCTCGCCCTGGCCGAGGTAGAGGCCATCGACCCGGGCCTCGTGCCAGCCGCTGAGCAGAACCTCAAATACGGGTATTCGCTCCGGCAGGTGGTGCAGCGCGCTCACGACGACCACAAGGAACAAACCGAATGGGAGCAGTGGGCGCAGAGTATGCAGGCCGCCGGGTGGGAGCCGCTCAAGGACGGGTTCACCTGGGGCACATGTGGGGAGATGTCGCGCCTCGAGGAGCTCTTCCACGACGAGGCCGGCCAGCAGCCCGTCACCCTCGAAGAAGCCGCCGGCCTGTCCGGCCGTGTCGCCGCACGCGTCCGATACCAGGACGACCCCGTGTACGGGATCCGCGGATGGCGCGAGCAAGGCCTCCACAACCCCACCTGGGAACACTACGAGGAAACCCACATCACTACGCCCTCAGCGGCCGACGAAAAACAGGCCAAGGCAGAGAAGCGCCGCCAGCGCGAGCAGCGCAAAGCCTGGAAAGCCGCCACCCCGGGCCGGCTCGAGTTCCTCCAGGGACTACTCGCAAAGTCAACCCTTCACCGTGGCTGGGAACCCGTCGCCGTTGCCGGCCTCCTCCTATCAGGAGACACCACCCCCGGCCAGTGGGAATGGCTCTGCACCGTCGTCGGCGCCCAGCAGCCCCTCGAGGACGAGCAACGCTACGTACCGTGGCGCGAGACCGCCGCGACGTGGGTGGAGGCCCAGCTGCAGGCTGGCCATGCCGCCCAGGCCGCGCTTGTGCTCGCGGTGATGCGGTGGGAGGGCGCGTCGATGTTCCGACGGGACGGATTCCTAGGCAACTATCGGGCCGAGTTCGGGCCTGAGCTCGACTGGCTCGTCGCCGCCGGCTACCAGGCCTCCGCGATCGAACGGCAGGCCGCAGGAACCACCACTGCCGCAGGAACCACCACCGGAGACATCCCAGCCTCGGACGGAGATCACCATGACGACCAGCACTGACCGCTCCGAGCACGACCTGAGCCTGCCCGCCGCCGCGCTCGCGACACTCGCGAAACTTCGGGGAGCAGAGAAGGACCTCCGCACCCGTTCTCAGATAGCCCTGCAGCGGGCTGATCGTCCCAGCCTGTTGCAGATCTCTGACCCTCACCTCGACATCCGGGAAGCGAACGTTCTCGCGGCCGCGGCGGATGCCATCGGCGTCGTGCTAGACGGATTCGACTCTACGGCGGGGACTGTCAATGGTGGTTTTCACAGGTCCTCGTCCAGCACCGAACGCGTGTACCGAGTTGACCGTGCCGCGTCGGTGCTCCACACCGCGGCTTCTGCAGCTGAGGCTAAGCATGGCCGGAACAGCATCGAATCCCTGACCGCTCACCACTCGGACTGGTTGGCGATTCTCACGGAGGAGATCGGTGAGGTCGCCCACGCTCTCACCTACGACGCCCATGAAGAACCGGGCAATCTCGTGCACGAGTTGATCCAGGTTGCCGTGGTCGCTGCGAGCTGGGCACAAGCCCTCGATGACGAACCCGGCACGCCGCCGGATGAGTTGGACACAGATGAAGGAGACGAAGACTGATGGAGCTCAAACAGACCTTCGACCGGAAAACGCCGGCCACTGTGTCCCAGATATCTGAGTTCATCGAACATGTCCAGCGCGCCGGTATCTCCATGCGCGCCCCGCTCCGCGTCCGCGTGAATTTCACCGGCGGGATCATCGAGATCGCCAGCGCCACCATGACAGAGGAGGATTCGGATTGAGTTCTCCGCTGCAGTATCTGCTTGGGCACGTCCGTGGCTGGTGGTATCGGACAGGACATCGCCCACAGCCGGCCAGCATTCTCTATTCGCCGTCGCTAAACCTGATCCACTCCATCGGGGATGGGGCGTACGAGCAGCTCATGCGTACCGAGCAGCGGCTCCAGAAATCTGAGGCTGAGACGCAGCGGCTGCAGAATGAGGTCACCTACCAGACGAACACCGCGGCGGCCGCGCTCGGTGGACTGGACCGCTATGAGCAGCGGCTCCAGAAGTCCGAGGCTGAGGTGGATCGACTGCGGGCAGCGCTGGAGTCTGCGGATGGTGTGATCAGGGCCGTGCAGGATGCGCTCGGAGTCGAGGCCGACACGGACGCGGTGATCGCGGCGAAGAAGGCCGCCGCTGAGGTTGCTCGGCTCCAAGGCTCCGTCGACCGGGTGCGGGCGTTATCGGCCAGTGATGCGTGGTCGGCCTACGACGAAGATCTCGGAAGCATTCAAGTGATGGCTGCGGACGACGTACTCGCCATTCTCGACGGGGAGGCCCAGTCATGAACCCGGCGCTTGAGGAAGCACGACGCCGCTGGCCGGGCGGTGCGTTCGAGACGATCAACCACGATGGGCAGCCGATAGGTCCAGGTGCAGAGATGCGATTGGGATTCGTTCGCGGTGCACAGTGGCAAGCCAAGCAGCCGGTCGAGATCACCGGCCAGATGATAAGACGCGGGTCGAGCTGCCTTTACGCCTATCTTCGCTCTACTGAAGAAGGTCATCCCCGGTTTGAGGATGCAGCGTCTGAGGTGGTTGACGCGTTTCGAGACCTGACTTGTGCTGTCTTGAGAGCAGCACTCGGTCAGAGTACATCCGACGGTGTCGGGCATCTCCAGACCACGGTGCATCGCTGATGGCCCGGCAGATCAAGGTGATGCTGTCTGACCGGGAGTGGTGGCTGCTTGCTCGCATGGCGGAGCGTCATCACACGACGATCTCGGGCCTGCTCAAGCCCATCCTCCAGACCACGACAGGCATCCTCACCGGCAAGCGCCGCGGCGACCTCGACCAGCGTATCGACGCCTGGTGGATGGAGGGCCTCGACGACGGCGAGATCGGCACCCTGCTCGGCCTCACACGCGCTCAGGTCGCCCGCCGCCGCCGGGACCACCTTCACCTGCCCGCGAACCACGCGACCCGCACAGCGCTCGCGAGGAGAGCCGCCTGATGTCGGCGAGACGGGAGCCGTTGGATGCGAGTCGGGCGTTCGATCGGGTGATCCGGCGGGGGCTCAGCGAGGAGTCCGCTCGTCTGGGTGTCGACGTCGATGCTGAGATTCTCAATCTGTCCGAGATTCCCTTCCTGCTCGCTGTCCACAGCAATGGGCATATCGAGGTCTCCTGCGACGAGGCTTTCACCCCCGACATCCCCGGTCTGCTACGTCATCTCGCCGACGTGGTTGAACACTCCGCTCCTACCGAAGGAGCCCACTGATGCCGATGCACGGTCCCCTCCCGAAACGCTGCACTCTCTACGTCGCCGTCCATACCGAGTTCCATATCTTCAAGGTTGGACGCTGCTGGGCGCGCTCGCGCTACCTCGCACTGGGCCGGTGGGGATGGCAGGTCGTGGACTTGTGGGATGACGTTCCGACGCAGTGGGAGCAGGCCGTGTTGAAACGGCTCCGCGAGTCGTGGGATCGGGTGTTCAAGAGCGAAGCCGATGCCCGGTGCGTGCTCCCGGGCGGCCGCGGTTTCACAGAGGTTTTCTGGCTGGATGGCCACCGCTGGCAGCAGGTGTCCGCGCAAATGATCGATGGGGTGATCCGGTATGGCGTCTATGACCCGACGAAAGGTCTTCAGCCCGAGCCTGTGGTCGGACGACCGTCTGGTGGAGCTGTCGGTGGAGACCCGCTGGACGGCCCTGGGCCTGTTGATGTACGCGGACGGGGCGGGGAGAGCGATCGCGAACCCGGCGCTGATCAGGGCGGCGATCTGGCCGGCCGACATCGGGATAAGCATCGACGACATCGACGCGCACCTGGTCGCTCTCGCCGACGCCGGATGGCTCGTCCTGTATCCGGACCCGGGGCGGCCCGGCCGGACACTGCTACAGCTCGCCGAGCCGGCGGTGGAGAACCATCCGCAGCCTTCCGCGCTGCCCGCGCCGCGCTCGATACCGAACCGGTACCGCGCCGATACCGAACCGATACCGCGCTCGGCATGGCAAGGAGAGAGAGAAGAGAGCGAGAGTGCGAGCGAGTGGGAGTGGGAGAGCGAGTCCGAGAGCGGGAGCGGCGAGCAGAGCAGCGAGAGCGGCGGCGCCAAGCCGCCCTTCCATCCTCCCAGCCCATTCTGCGAGCAGCATCCGCACGGGACGACGCTCAAATGCCGCAACTGTGGGACCGCGCGTCTCCGGGCGGACGAATACCGCCGCCACTACACGGACACGTACGGCAAACCGGACGAGTAGACCCTCTGGAGGCTCATCATGAGCGAGAAGAACCCGACACCGTTCGACACGTTGCTCTACCAGCGGCCGTGGACGCTCGAAGATCTGAATGCGAAGCTCGCGGCCCTTGCCCTCGCGGTCGTGGAGACCCAGAAGAAGGGCACGCTCACGCTGACGATCCAGGTGTCCCCGTCCGATCTGAACGAGGAGGCCGTTGTCGTCTCAGACCGGGTGCGCTTGTCGGCGCCGGACCCGGATCGGCAGAAGACGGTGCTCTGGCCCGACGGTGACGGCGGTTTGTCAGTTGACCAGCCTGGGCAGGGCGTGTTCGCCCTCGGGGCGGTCCACCGTGAGTGACCGCGTTTGCATCACGCACAGCATGGCGGAGATCCGGGAGCCGTGCGTGGATCACTTCGGTGGGGTCGGCCAGGGAGCGCCCCGGAAAGCGAAGATCGGGTTCCTGTGCTGGGCGTGCTGGGCGAAGTTCCAGGACGCGCTCGAGGACGTCGAATACCTGATCCGGTGGCTGCGTGCTGCGGGTCCAGTGCGGTTCTGGGATCAGGATGGGCATGCCGCCTATGGCCCGCGGATACCGATCCCGGGGACGGCATTGGCGGCCGACGAGCTGCAGCAGCTCTGGGACGACCTGGGTACCGCGGAGCCGGAGGTGCTGGTGGAGTCTCCGGATGGTGCGGCCGCGGCGGTGCGACTCACTCGTGCGCTGCAGCGTGCGGACCGGACATGGCCGCGCGAGGAGCACGCTCACCGGGTGCGCTGGCTGCGGTGCAGGAACTGCGGGCAGCGCACGCTCGAGTGGCGGCCGCCCCTGGAATGGATGGACGACATCCAGATCGTGTGCGACCGGTGCGGTTACCACGAGCCGTACGAGCTGCTCGCCCATGACGCCGCAGTACTCGAGGCGGAGGCCCGGAAACGGAAGCGAAAGAGGGCATCGTGATCGGCTGCGGCAAGCTTTGGGACCATGGGGGTGAGCGTCGCGAGCGCGGTCCGTTCGTGTTGGAGAGCGTCGCGTTGCCGTTCGCGGGTCCTGGTCGTCGGCGGCAGGTCGCATATGCGGCGGATGCGGACGCGCGTGGGGATCCGTTGTGCTCGGCGCGGGACGTGGCGATGGGGATCCGGGTGGTGCCGGAGCGGCCGGACTGGGCGCAGGTGATGGCTTTTGAGCGGCAGTCGGGTCGGCGGTCGGTGTGAGGCGAGTGCGCTCGGTGGCGCCGTGTCCGACACCGGGGAAGGTGGTCTACCGGTCGAAGGTGGATGCGCTCGGCTACGGCCAGTACTTGGCTGGGCGGTTCGGGCTGCCGATGCGTGCGTACCGGTGTCCGTGTGGTGCGTGGCATCTCACGACGCACGCTGAGAAGCATGTTGTCGAGAGGCGGTCTGTGGCATGAGCCGGGACGACTGGGTGACCGTCGACGAGGCGGTCGAGATGACGGGGCGGAGTCGGCCGACGATCTACCGGTGGCGGGCGCAGCATAGGGTTCGGTGGATGAGGGTGGGGCGGACGCTGCTCTTCGAGCGTGGTGATGTGCTGCAGGCCGAGGCTGACATGCTTCCGCGACTCACCGGAGAGTCGCTTGACGACGGGTGAGACGGGTGAGAAAGTTCTTACTGAAGCCTGGAGAGTGTGTAGGGCAGGTTTTCTACCGGCGTAGGTAGCGGAATCCCCAGAGAGACTTCTTGATCGGCCACGCTGGGGTGATTCCTCGGGTGGCGTTGATGATCGCCCAGATGGTGCCGATGACGACGAGGGCGTACCACCACATCACGAGGGCTGCCATCTTGCAGAGCCAGTACACGCCGTAGCCCATGCCGATGAAGGCGGCGCCGATCGGGCCGGTGCTGTAGCCGCGGCCGTAGATGCGGATTCCCATGGGTTCAGCATACGAGGAGGCGGGGATGGCTGATCACGTTGAGGACACTCCGGGTGATGTGCGTGCGGCTGCCCGGCTCCGTGAGTACTGGCTGCATGGTGAGGGTGCGGCGAAGATCAGGTGGGGTGAGCCCGGTGATGGGTCTCGGTGTATCGCGCTCCTGGATCCGTACATGCCTGGTCGGTCGGCCGGCTACTGCCAGAACTTGCACGAGCGGGCGGTGCACGAGCCGATGGGGCATGGCCCGGGTGAGCAGGCGCTACACCGGGCGACGTCGGGCGCGTAGCGTGGCGGGTAATCCGCGCTCAGCGAACGGGCATCGGCGTCGGCAGATCAAGGCCCGGCTGATGGCCGCTGAGGATCACTGTGCTCTGTGTGGCCGGTTCGTGGACAAGACGCTGCCAGCGGGTCATCCGTGGTCGGCAGTCGTGGACGAGATCATCCCGGTCTCGATGGGCGGATCACCGATCGACCCGGACAACGTGCAGCTCATGCACTGGTACTGCAACCAGCTGCGGTCGAACCACTCGATGGGCTGGGCGCGCGCCCGGTTAGCCGGCCGCCCCGCGCCGGCGCCGACGTCGATCCCGTTCACACATTCGGACTGGTGAAGCGCAACGTCCTCGCATCGGACAGGTTGGCATCATCCGTCTCTGCTGACTCTCAGGAAACGTCAAGGCCGGGGGGTTCACCTCCCCCCACCCATCACGGCGCCCCCCACGGCATAGTGCCGGTATCCCCCCGGGACTGGGGGTGGGCCCCCGTGGCCTCCGTTCGACTGATCCCATTCCGCCGTCTTTGGCCCTGTGCGGCCGGTGGTCGGGCGCTCGCCGTCCTCGGAGGGTGATCGGACCCCTGTGGCCGTCGTGCCGCGTGTGGATGCGCGCTTTGGCACCACGTCTGAGAATGGCCCTACATCCGCATAACTGAGCCGATTATCCGTAACACATCGGGTAGAATGGGCATGTGAGCGTGTGCGAGTGGTGCGGTGGGGGGCTGACGATTGTCCGGGCCGGCGCCCGGTTCTGCTCGCCCGCCTGCCGCGTCGCCTGGCACCGCCACAACCACCTCCCAACCGAGCTGACCGACCGACCGCGGTGGGTGCGGTGGCAGCCGGTCGTGCGCCGCGGCTCAACCGCGAAGCTGCCGCTCACCGTCGACGGGGCGATCGCCTCCTCGACCGACCCGGCCACCTGGTCGACATACACGGCCGCCCGGCGCTCCCGGGTCGGCGCGGGCGCAGGGTTTGTGCTCAACGGCGACGGGATCAGCTGCTACGACTTCGACCACGTCCTCGACGCCGACGGCACCCTGCTCCCGGCCGCGGTCCCCGTGGTGCTGACGTTCGCGGCCGACGCATTCTGGGTCGAGCGTTCCCCTTCAGGGGACGGCCTGCACGCCTGGGTGCACGCCTCGTCGCAGCCGGGCTGGCGCCGCACCTTCGATGGCGTCCGGGTCGAGTTCTACAGCCGGGCGAGGTTCATGACGATCACAGGGAGGCACTATGCGCTGGGTGGTGATAGTGCCGACGCTCGCGGCCGGGAAGGCCGAGGCCACAGCACTGGGGCTCGACGTCGTCGCGATCTGCACCCCGCGCAGTCCAGCACGCGCGCGCGGCATCATCGCTGACCGGATCTTCGAGGCGACGGGCCTGACCGACGCACAGCGGGACCGTCTGCTCACCGAAGTCGCCCCGTGCTTTATCGGGTGAGGGAGCGTCGTGCCGAAACGGATTGACGAACTGCGCTGGCTGCGCCGCCGACTGCGAGAGCGCCTTGAGCTGTCCAAGTCCGACTACGCGATCGCACAGCTGTCCGCCCAGTACCAGCAGGTACTGGCCGCGCTCGACGCGCTGAACGCGGAACGACGATCACGCACGGGGACCGGAAAGGGGGCGTCGCCACTTGACCAACTCGCTGCTCGACGCGCCGCCCGCGACGACCGGAAACCAGCGTCCGACGTTCGAGCGCGTCCCTGACGCGGTTGACTCCGACGCCGAGGACGCCATCTTCCTGAGCAGCCAGTACGGGCTGACCGCGGATCCGTGGCAGGCACACCTGACCACCGGGGTGCTCGGCCGCCGCCCGGACGGCCTGTGGGCCGCGACACGCGTGGGCGTGTCCCTGCCCAGGCAGAACGGCAAGACCGGCTGGTTGGAAATCCTCGAACTGTTCAAGATGGTCATCCTCGGCCGGCATATCCTGCACACCGCGCACGAGGTGAAGACGGTCCAGAAGCACTTCATGCGCATGTGCGCATATTTCGAGAACCCGTCTCTCTGGCCGGAGCTCGCGGATCTCGTTGCCAAGATCGTGAAGACGAACGGCATGGAAGCGATCCACCTCACCAACGGGGGATCGCTCGAGGTGATCGCCCGCTCGAAGAAGTCCGGACGTGGCTACACCGAGGATGACCTGGTCTGTGACGAGGCGCAGCACCTCACCGACGAGGAGCAGGAAGCGCTCTGGCCGGTCGTCTCGGCGGCGCCCTCGCACAACCCTCAGATCATCCTCACTGGCACCCCGCCGCTGGTGCACGGTGAGGGTGCTGCGTTCGCCCGCTTCCGGAAGGCCGCTCAGAAGGGCACCGATGACCGGCTGGCTTGGTTCGAGTGGGGCATCCCGGCTGGCTCCGAGATCAGCGACGACAACGTCGTGCACCTGATCGTGCTCACCAACCCGGGGATCGGGATCCGCCTGGAGCTGCAGACCGCCCTTGATGAGCGCGGCGGCCTGTCCCCGGCCGGGTTCGCCCGGGAGCGGCTGGGTCAGTGGCCCACCGACACCGGGACGAAGGCGATTGACCCAGAACTGTGGGCGACGCTCGCCCTGCCACAGGCTGTGGAGGGCGGTGTGCCATCGTTCGGGGTGGACATGCCTCCGGACCGGTCGGCGATTGCGATCGGCGGCTGCCGCCGGTACGAGGACGGGCACGCCCATGTGGAGCTCGTCGAGTTCCAGCCGGCAACCGCTGGCTACGGGTGGGCGGTCGACTGGCTGGTGGAGCGCTGGCCGCGCACTGCCGCGGTGGTCATCGACCGGCAGTCCCCAGCGATGGCACTGCTCCCAGACCTGATCGAACGACACGTGAAAGTCATCACGACCGGCGCCGGGGACCTCGGCGCCGCGTGCGGCCGGTTCGTGGACATGCTCGGCGCGGCCGAGCTCACGCACCGTGCCGGCCAGGAACCGTTCGAGCTCGCGGTGACTGGTGCGACTCGTCGGCAGATCGGCCGGTCGGGCGCGTTCGCATGGGCGCCGGCCGACAAGGACGTGAACATCGCCCCGCTGATGGCCGCCACGCTCGCACTGCACGGAGCATTCGTATCGAAGCGGCACCCGGGACGGAAATCGAGGATGGTGAGACTGGCATGACCGACACGATGGAACTCCAGTCGGTAAACCCGTACCTGCTCACCGTGGACGAGCGTCATCTGCTGCAGCAGCTGGTCCGGCAGTGGCAGCTCAAGCTCGGCCGGAACCTCCTGCGGCGCCGGTACTACGACGCGCACAACACGCTCAAAGACCTCGGGATCGCGATCCCACCACAGCTGAAGCGCGTCGAGACCGTGGTCGGCTGGCCGGCCAAGGCCGTGGACACCCTGGCGGCTCGGATCCGATTCGATGGGTTCGTGAACGGTGACGGGGAACCGGACCCGCTCGGTCTCGGCCCGCTGCTCGTTGCCAACGAGTTTCAGCCCGAGCTCGACCAGGCAATCCAGTCGATGCTCACGCACAGCTGCGCGTTCGTGTCCCTCACTGCCGGCGACCCCACCCAGGGGGAGCCGCCGGTGGTGATCCGGTTCCGCTCCGCGCTCTGGGCGACGGGCATCTGGAACCGCCGTGCCCGTGGCCTGTCCTCGGCGCTGGTCGTCAACGACGTCGACGAGGACCAGCGCGAGATCGGGATCCTGCAACCCACATCGGTCACCCTGTTCCTGCCCAGCACGACCATCCTCATGGAGCGCCAGGCCGGCGGGGAATGGGCGATCGACCGGCAGCAGCACGCGCTCGGCCACGTGCCCGTGCACCTGCTGCGCTACCGCCCGGATCTCGACCGCCCCTTCGGCCGCTCCCGGATCAGCCGACCCGTGCTCGCGTTCACCGACTCCGCCGTGCGCACCCTCCTGCGCAGCGAGGTCTCTGCCGAATTCTTCACCAGCCCCCAGCGGTATGCCCTCGGAGTCGACGAGGAAGCCTTCACAGATGACCAGGGCAACCCGATCCCGGCCTGGTCGGCGATGATCGGCCGGCTCCTCGTCCTCACCCGCGACTCGGACGGGAACGCGCCGACCGCCGGCCAGTTCCCTCAGCTCTCGATGCAGCCACACGCCGACGAGATGAAGCTGCTCGCCGCCCAGTTCTCCGGCGAGACCGGGGTGCCGATGTCGCAGCTGGGCATCATGACCGACTCGGGGCCGTCCTCGGCGGATGCGATCGACGCCGCCCAGGACCCGCTGATCGGTGAAGCCGAGAAAACAATCGACCTCCTCGACCTCACCCTCCGCCAGGTCGCCGCCGACATCGTCGCCATCCGCGACCAGACCACCGTCCTGCCCGATCTGGATACCCTCCAGGCCGTGTTCCGCCGGCCCGACCGTCCCTCCCAGGCAGCCATGGCCGACGCCGCCCTCAAACAGGTACAGGCCGTGCCCTGGCTGGCTGAGACCACGGTCTTCCTCGAGGCGCTCGGCTACACACAGCCGCAGATCGCCCGCCTCCAGGCTGAACGGCGCGCCGCGGTCGCCGCCGGCACGCTGCAGCAGCTCACCACCGGCCCCAACACACCACAGCAGGGAGGCGCAAACGGTGACAACTCCAGCGGACGCGCAACGCCTCCAGGCAACCCAGCAGCAGGCGATGGCCCTGGCTTCCCAGCAGCTCGCCCAGCTGTGGCCACGTCTCCCGCAGGTACCAGAACAGGCGCGTGACACCCTCCTCGATCTAATCCCCGCTCTGGTCTCCCAGTGGGGGGACATCGCCGCGCTCGCGGCCAAGGAATGGTACGAGGCGCAGCGCAAGACGGAGACCGGCAAGACCCGTGCGGCGCTCCTGGCCCCCACACAGCCCGTCGACCAGGTGCAGAAGATGGTGCGGTGGGCCGTCGGCCCGCTCTGGCAGGGCGCCCCGCAGCAGACCTATCAGCGGCTCGACACCGCCGTCGGCCACGCGGTACGGCAAGCCGGTCGGGACACGATCATCCAGAACACGGAGAAGGATCCCGCCGCCCGCTGGGCACGGATCCCCACCGGTGCGAAGACCTGCGCGTTCTGCCTCGTCATGGCGAGCAGAGGATGGGTGTACCGGTCGGCAGCCAAGGCAGGAGCCCACTCAGGCAGCAAAGATCCACGCCTCACCGGCTCCGGGCCCAACGTGTTCCACCACGACTGCGACTGCCTCGTGGTCGCCACCTGGGATAAGCCGAACTTCCCCGACTACGACCCCGATCAGCTCTACGACCTCTACACCGAAGCTCGGACCGCCGGTGGCGGGGACCTGCACGACATCCTCACCGCTCTGCGCCGCCAGCACCCCGAACTCCTCACCGATGGTGTCGAACCCGCCCACGACGACGAGAAGCCCATGGTGTTCGACACCCCGCAGGCCAAGACATCCACTCCCACGAGGACGGGATTCGACGACCTGCCCACCCTGCAGGATCCGGAGACCTACAAGGAGGCAGCGATGCGCTCGAACCCCGGCAACTACGGTGTCGAGCAGAGCATCCAGGGCGCTTTCACCATGAACTGCCACCAGGTAGTGCATGCCATAGAGATGCGCGCCCGCGGCTACGACGTCGTTGCCCAGGAAACCGTGCACGGGCTCGGCCGCACAGATGCAGCGATCGCTGCAGACTGGATCGACCCGGAGATCGACGCGCCGCGACTGTTCACACACAATGCCCGCAACGGTCGCACACCCGCACTGAAGTTCCTCGCCCACGAGACAGCAACATGGCCCGTCGGCGCTCGCGGATACTTCGCTGGGCAATGGAAGTCCGGTGGTGGGCACATCTTCTCCATCGAGAAGACCGACCGCGGCATCGTTGCCGTGGACGGGCAAGGACAGGGGAGGAACGCGCCCGGCTACTTCACGCAGATGCGCCCGGGAAGCGTTTCGATCCTGCGCGTCGACGATCTCGAACCCGCCGAGAGCATCCTCACGCGAGTGATGCCGCCGCCCTCCGCGCCACCAGTCGCGACGACTCGGTCCCAGATCGATGCAGCTCAGGAGCGCATCGCCGTGTACACGACTCGACGTGACGCCTGCAAACTCAAAGCGTTCAACGGACCGGATGGACAGCCTCCCAGCGGGACCAGCGAAGAGATCGATGCTGCCCGGAAGCTGTTCTACGCCCTCGATGTCGAAGTCAACGAGCTCACAAAGGAACTTGCACAGTTGAGCGGGTGAGGTAGAAGTGGTAGAGAGGAAATATGAAAGTCACCTCGTACGCACAGGCAGTGCGCATCGCCATGGGGACTTTCCCGGACCACTTCGATCCTGACCTCGGCTGGGTCGTCGTCGACGGCACCGAAGACGCCACCGACTACCAAATCGGCCGCGAACAGCACATGCCCGGCCAAGAGGATCCAGACATCTATGTGGGCGGCAGCGAGATCTTCGTCAACAAGGCTGACGGGACCGCTCGCAGCGAAGTCATCGTTGACATCCTCGACAAGGCCCTCGCCATGACCCCGGTAGCGCTCACCGCTTAACCGCCACCCCACCTCAACACTCACAACCCCGTACCTCAATCGGTGCGGGGTTTTCTCATGCCAGAAACCTGGCCCCTGTCCCACCCAGCGTGGGCATCACCAACCACCACCCGCTCTGAACCGCACGGCGCTCGCGGGCGATCCCGCACGGGAGGAAACGCATCATGGCAGACACCGCAAACAGCACCGGCACGGAGAGCACCGAAGAGGGGCAGGCCCCGCAGGGGGCGGCCGCGGCTCCTGCACAGGAGCCCGGGCAGAGAACCCTCGCAGAGTCGGAGATCGACTGGAAGGCTGAGGCGCGCAAGTGGGAGACGCGCTCGAAGGAGAATGCGGCCGTCGCGAAAAAGAACGCCGCGGCCGCGAAACAGCTCCAGGAGATCGAGGACTCGAAGAAGTCCGAGGTGCAGAAGCTCACCGAACAGCTCGAGTCGACGCAGCAGCAGCTGCAGGTGCGGGAGTCCGAGTCGCAGCGCCTCAAGGCGTTGGGAGACCACGGAATCCCGACCAAGTACGCGCCGCTCGTGCATGGCTCGAACGCGGATGAGCTCGACGCATCCGCGCAGCTCGTCGCCCAGCTCCTGACCTCCTCCACGAAACCGCCAGTGGGTCTGCGGATCTCTGCCGAAGACAAGCAGCCGGTCGTGCCCGCATCCGCGGGCGACTGGCTTCGAAACCAATTCCATCGAAAGTGAGATCGCTCATGCCCTCGGAAGTCAACGACATCATCACGGGAACCGACGTCGGGTCGGCCCTCATCCCCAACGAGTACGCGACCCAGATCATCCAGGACGCCACCCAGCAGTCTGCAATCATGCAGTTCGCCCGTCAGATCCCCATGTCCACACGGACACGCACCCAGCCGGTGCTCGGACAGAAGCCGATCGCCTACTGGGTCGGTGGCGACACCGGGCTGAAGCAGACCACGAAGCAGATGTGGGACAACATCACGATCACTGCGGAGGAACTCGCCGCGATCGTCCCGATCCCCGAGAACCTGATCGACGACGCGTCGGTGCCCCTGTGGGGCGAGGTACAGCCTCGTCTCGCTGAGGCGATCGGGGAGAAGCTCGACGCTGCAGCCCTGTTCGGCACCGACAAGCCGGCGTCGTTCCCGACCGGTCTGATCCCGGCGGCGATCACGGCCGGAAACAAGGTGGTCCAGGGCACGAACGTGGATCTCGCGGCCGACGTGGCCGCCCTCGGGAAGCTCCTGGCTGCCCAGGGATTCGCGGCCAACGGATTCTGCGCCCAGCCGGGCCTGAACTGGGAGCTGATCGGGCTGCGCAACGCGCAGGGCACCCCGATCTACACCCCGGCGATCGCCGGCACAGCGCCGGCGGGCCTGTACGGGTTCCCGCTGCACGAGCTCACCAATGGTGCCTGGGACAACACCAAGGCCGTGCTCGCCGCAGTGGACTGGTCGAACGTCGTGTACGCCGTCCGCAAGGACATCACGTACAAGCTGCTCGACCAGGCGGTCATCTCCGACGACGACGGCAAGGTCATTCTCAACCTCGCCCAGCAGGACGCCGTCGCACTGCGCGTCACGTTCCGCGCCGGCATCGCGATCGCCAACCCCGTCACGTCGCTGCAGTCGGACAAGACGAAGCGCTACCCGGCTGGCGTGATCACCCCGGCAGGTGCCTGATGGCCATCGCACAGTACACGCTCGCCCCGAAACCAGCCCCGACCCCCGGGCAGGCAGTGGGGCAGCTTGCCTTGTTCAATCCCGACGGCACGCCGCTGCAGGTCGGCAGCACACCCTATGTGCTGCCAGCCGCGGCGACCGGCGCACTCGGCGGTGTGAAGCTCGCCACGGCGGTCGCTGATGTGGCCGCTGGGGACGCGGCCGCCGCGGCCGGCGCCACACCGACCCAGGCCGAGTTCGCCGCAGTTGTCGGCGAGCTCAACGAAACGAAGGCCCAGCTGAACGCGGCGCTCGCGGCGTTGCGCGCATCCGGGGCCCTGGCCACGGCCTGACGATGGTGGACGCACCGTTTGCAGCACCTGCGGACCTCGTGTCGCGGTGGAAGCCGCTCGCTGCTGCGGATATGGCTCGGGCGACGGTGCTGCTCGGGGATGCGTCGCAGCTGGTCCGGGACCTGTGCCCCAGGTGGGCGCAGGTCCCGGCCGCGACGCTCACCGCAGTGGTCTGTGCGATGGTGGAGCGGGTTCTGCTGCCCGGTCCGGACGTGGCCGGGGTGACGCAGCAGACCGCCAGTGCTGGCCCGTTCTCGGGCACCTACACGTTCGCGAACCCGACTGGTGACCTCTACCTGACGAAGGTGGAGAAGCAGCGCCTCGGGATCCTCCGCAGCCACCAGACGGCGTTCAGTGTGGACACGGCGCCCGCATCCGGGGACGCGACCTCATGAACGGGGAGACGATCACCCTGCGCATCCCACGGGTCACCGGGACGGACGCCGGTGGCCAGCCGGTCACTGTGTTCGATGATCAGGACGTCGATGACGTGCTCGCCGCGCCGACCAGCACGGTGAACGTGGTCGGGTCGACCCGGCCGTCCGGAGATGAGCTCGTGTGGGACTTGTACGTGCCGAAAGCCTGGACATGGCAGTCGCTGCGCGGCGCCCGCGTCCTGGTCCGAGGTGAGGAACTCGGCGTGGTCGGTGATCCGCACCCCTGGCCTGAGGACCTCACCCCAGGCGACTACAACCTGGTGCTCCAGGTACGGAAGGTGAAGGGCTGATGGCTAAGACCATGGAGACCGTGACTGTGTACCTGCCGGTGTCGGTGACGTTCGACGGGAAGCAGATCGAGGTCGGCACGATCAGCCTCGATCTGAAGGTAGCACCGTCCGGGCGGGTGAAGATCCGCGAAGAGGACGTCAAGCGGGCGCTCCGGAAGGTCCGCTGATGAGCCTTAAGAAGATCAATACCCGTGCTGTGTCCGAGCTGCTGCATTCCCCGGAGATCGTCGGCGCGCTCGAAGCGCGCGGCGCTGCGATCGCCGCCCGAGCCGAGGCCTTGTCTGGGCTGCCGTCTCGCACCCATCAGGGGCCCGCCCGCTACGACGTCGACGTTGGCCAGTCCACGAACCGGAAACGCGCGACCGTGATCGTGTCCACCGATTCGACTCGCGCCCGTGTCGCCCAGGCCGCCCACAATGCCCTCCTGAAGGCTCTCTGATGCCGGTCGCTGCCGAAGTGCGCGTCATTGGCTGGTTCAACGGCACCGGGAGCATTGGCCTGCCCGCATCCGGCGACGTTCCCGCTGATCGGCCCGACGAGTTCCTCACTGTCGAACGCGTCGGCGGCGCCCGTGGGGACGTCGTGGAGACGCCCATCATCGCCGTTCAGGCCTGGTCGACATCCCGCGTGAACGCGGAGGCGCGCGCCGGGCAGGCCGCCGATTCGCTCGAAGAGATGGTGGCGCTCTCCGACGTGGCAGACGTCGAGGTCCAGTCCATCATCAACGACCCGGATCCGGACTCACAGCAGGCCCGGTTCCAGGTCACCGCGCAGCTCACGGTGGCCACCCGATAACCCCCATCATCCCCAGGACTCGGCGGAACTGGAGATCACATCATGACTGATACTTCTGCTGCTTCGACCGTCTCGGTGGCGAAGGGCAAGACCGCGCGCGGCGTCGCATTCTGGGGCGCGCTCGGATCGAAGCTGCCCACCGATGCGACGACCGCACTGGATACGGCCCTGAAGACCCTCGGCTACGTCGGGTCGGATGGCATCACCAACAAGATCGACATCAAGACGACCGACGTGACCGAGATGGGTGGGCAGACCATCCTGTCGGTGTTGTCGACCCGGGCTGAGACCCTGGAAATCCCGATGCTGGAGACCTCGGTGGACACACTGTCGGTCACCTACGGGTCGCAGAACGTGGTCAAGGATCCGGTGACCGGTCTGATCACGGTGAAGCACCGGGCGGACGGTCAGCCGCCCATCGTGATCGTGTCGGAGATCCTGCTCACCGGCGGCCTGATCAAGCGGCAGGTCGTCGGCAACGCGACGATCAACTCGATCGGGGACGTCCAGCACCACGCAGGCGATGCGGTCCTGTACGACGTGACGCTCTCCTGCAATGCGTTCGACGACGACGGCGACACGATGCTCGAGTACATCGCCGCGGTCGCCTGATCACACAAGCCGGTGTGGTGGCGGGTTTTCTGCCGAGTCCTCCCGCCACCCCACCTCACCATTCCCCAGGACTCGGCAGCACGAAGAAAGGCTCGGCAATGGCAGAGAAGAAGACCCCGAAGGACGCACCAGCGCCGGCGGTGAAGACCGTCACCGTGCAGGGCATCAAGATCACCGTCGATCCGGCACAACTGGACGACTGGGAGATCACCGAGGCTGTCGCAGACATTCAGTTCGGCGCTCCCGAGGACGCTCTCAGAGCGGTGTTCCTCGCACGGCGGGTCCTCGGCGACCAGTACGAACCGGTCAAGGAGCATCTCAAGAAGCGTACTGGCGGCCACCTGTCGAACGAGACGTTCAGTGCCTTCATCAAAGATGTGTTCCAGGCGGCCTCCCCAAACTCCTGACGCTCGTAAAACAGCTGGGTCGCGGCGAGGATGCCCTGTACGCGGACTTCCAGCAGTTCTACGGGCTCGACCTCGATGAGGCACGTCACAGCCGCCCTGCACAGCGTATCGCTGATCTGGCGGCAAACCTGCCCCCTGATGCCATGGTGTGGCGGCGGCTCGACGTGCGTGCCGGATGGCTGCCAGCCGACTATCTGCTAGCGGCCGCCGTCGACGCGCTGAACCTCCTCGTCTGGTCGAAGACCAAGGCGGCCGTGCAGGGCACGGGCCGGCCCCGACCGGTTCGACGTCCCGGTGAGCAGTCGGAGCGACTCACCGCCGCCGACAAGGCGGAGATCGACGCGATGCTCGCCCGGCCGCGCCGGGCGGCCACCATGCAGGAGATCGCCTCCATCCACTGACCCCAGGACTCGGCAGTCTGCGAGGTCACTATGGCGCTTGAGCTCGCTCAGGCGTACATCAAGCTGTTCCCGAACATGGACGGTTTCTTCCGTGAAGTGGGAAGAGCCACCGACGCCGAGACCATGACGATCAACGCCGACGCGGACACCGCCCGCGCCGACGAGCAACTGGACGACGCTGCACACGAACGCGACGCGGCCATCAACGCGAACGCGGACACCACCGAGGCACGCGCCCAGCTGGATTCACTGAGCAAATCCGCAGACACTACCGGCATCCACATGGGCAGCCTCCGCGGCAGCCTCATCGGACTGGCCGCCACCGGCATCACTGGGCTGATCGGACCGGCTGCCGGCGCCGTCCAGGCCCTGTCCGGCATCGCGGTCGCCGCTGGCGCCATGATCCCGGCCGCAGGCCTCGCCGGGGGCGCGATCCTCACCGGCCTCATCGTCCCCATGACCCAGCTGAAGACGCAGCTCGGATCCCTCGGCCCGGCGTTCAAACAGGTCGGCGCCTCCATGTCCGGCGCCTACTGGGGTGCAGCCAAAGGCGACATCCTCGACCTCGCAACCGCGGCACTCCCACAGCTGAAAGCCGGAATGACCGGCGTGTCCGGTGCACTCGGCACCATGACCGGGGCGCTCGCGGAGGCGCTCGGGGCCGACATCAGCTCCAAACTGATGGGCATCGGCGCGGTCCTGGGTAACGTGCGCGGCTCCATCCTGGCCGCGACGCCTGGGCTGCAGGCGCTTGTGCATGGGCTGTACGATCTGGCCGCGGCAGGGTCGACGTATCTGCCGGCGCTCGGTCGGGCAGTCGGCGGCCTGGCGATGCAGTTCGGGAACTTCCTCACGAACGCGGTGAACTCCGGCCAGTTCGATATCTGGATCCAGACGGGGATCACCCTATTCGGGCAGCTTGCGCACATCGCCGGGGACGTGTTCTCCATCGTCCAATCCGTGGTCGGGGGACTCGCCTCGTCAGCTGGGGGCCTCTCTCCGCTGACGGGAATCCTCGATAGCCTCACCACTGCGGCGGCTGCGATGATGCCGTTCTGGACCGCCCTCGGGGCCCTGTCCTCCCAGTTGGGACAGACCCTCGGACAGGTCCTCGGCGCAGCGCTCACCGCGATCACCCCGATGCTGACCGCTGTCGCGTCGGCACTCACCCCGGTCGTCGCCCAGATCGGGCCTCCGCTGATGCAGATGATCCAGGCGATCACCCCGCTCCTGACGCTCATCGGACAGGTGGTGGCCGCACTGCTCCCGGTCATCACCCCGCTGATCCAGGTGATCGCTCAGCTCGCCGTGACGATCCTCCCGCCGCTCACCGCGATGCTCACTCCGATCGTGGGCGTGATCCAGACGGTCGTCGGGGCGATCGGACAGATCCTGACCGCCCTCATGCCCGTGATCTCGACTCTCACCTCGGTCCTGATGCCCGTCGTGACTGCGCTCTCTCCGGTCATCAGCGCCGTGTGCGGGTACATCTCGTCGGCGGTGAACGCCGTCCTTCCCGTGATCCTCGGCGTCATCAATACGATCGTGCCGATCATCCAGAGCTATCTCGTGCCCATCATCAACAACCTGATGCCGGTCGTCACGGTCGTCGTGAACACGATCCGTGGCGTCCTCGGCGGGATGATCACAACGATCCAGGGCATCGTCGACGTGATCTCTGGCATCTTCTCCGGCGACTGGAGCCGCGTGTGGAAGGGCTTCGGGGAGATCGCCAAGGGCGCCGTCGACGGGCTGAAATCGATCGCCTCAGGGGTCGTCGACATCGGGCGGAACCTCGTCAAGGGCATCTGGGACGGGATCTCCGGGACCGCGAACTGGCTGCTCAACCAGATCAAGTCGTTCGCCCACACGATCACCGACGGGATCAAATCGTTCTTCGGGATCCATTCACCTTCCACGGTGATGCGCGACGAGGTCGGCCGATTCCTCGCCCAGGGAATCGCCGTCGGCTTCACCGCCGACGCGGGATCTGTTGTCGACGCAGCCGGTGATCTCTCCGGCCGGATCGCGGCCTCCTTCTCCTCTCCCACCGCGAGCATGGCCGCGACCGGTGGAAGTACCGGAGCTGCTGCTGCAGGGGGTGTGCACGTTGACATGACCGTCCACGCGCAGAACTTCGACCCGGACACCGCGGTGCAGCAGGTCGCGGTTGCACTCGCACAGAGACTGAGGATCGCATGAGTGAGTTCTGGATCGGGAACGTGCGCTTCGGGCTGAGGTACTTCATCGGCGGCCTGGTTCTCTCAGGCATGACGGGCTGGTACGACACCCCGGAGGACAAGACCGACTACACGGCCAGGTCCTCCGGGGACGGCTCGTACGCGCCGGCGTCGGCCCGCCGCGGTAACCGTGTGCTGGACCTCGATCTCGGGTTCTCCTGCCAGACGCGGGCGGCGGCCGTGGCCCTGTACACGCGCCTCAACGCGATGCACCGCACCCGGCAGACGATCCGCCTGGTCGACGAGGATGACACCACGTGCACGGGCACGGTCACGTTCTCCTTCCCGAAGGTGTGGTCGCTGGCCGGATCCTTCTCCGCGACGGTCACCTGCGTCGACCCGGTCCGGGTGAGCTCGGTGTTACAGGACCTGTTCCTCCAAGCCGCCGCCGCCGGATCCACGGGGCTCGAGTTCGGGACGGGTCTCGAGTGGCCGGTGAGCTTCGGCGGGGAGGGCCTCGACGGGTCGAACACGGGTGTCCTCACCAACCGGGGCAACGAGGCCGCCTGGCCTGCGTTTACGACGGTCGGCACGTTCCCGGGCGGATTCCGAGTCGAGGCCGCTGGCCAGGTCCTCGAGTGGCCGAACTCCGTGTCGGCGTCGGCACCCGTGACACTCGACGCGAAGAACCGCCGCGCGCTCGTGCTGGGCGTCGATCGGACCGCCGACCTGTCTCGCCGCAGCTGGGTGTCAGTACCGGCCGCCGACCAGGACACGGGTGCGGTCGGGCGGCTGCCGGTCGTGCTGATCCCACTCGAACTGGCAACCGGCACAGTGCGGGCCACAGTCCGTGACACCTGGATGTGAAGAAGAAGAGGAGATGGAGATGGCGACAGGCTGGGGAGTCGAGAAGAACGGCGACGACGGGTTCGGCACCAACGACGCGCGTCTGATCAGCGCCGCCCAGTACACCGTTGGGGTGCTCCAAGGCTGCCAGGTGGTCACGAGCAGCACCGGGCTCACCTACAGCGTCACCAGGGGCACGAGTCCCTCTTCCGTGGCGGTTGGGTCTGCATCGGCCGCCGACGGCAACGTGCTGTTCCCCGTCGACGAGGGGACGAAGACCGGCCCTGTGGCGGCCGGTGACTCGACGAATCCCCGCGTCGACTCGGTCTATGCCGTGCAGCACGATCCATCAGCCGGGGACACGGACAATCACGTGGTCGTGGTAGCCGTATCTGGCACTCCAGCGGCAGCCCCAGTCGAGCCAGCCGCCCCGGCTGGGATCGTGGTGAAGCTCGGCAGCTTCCTGGTGCCTGCATCCGCGGCGACAACCTCCGAAGCGACCCCGTACGGAGACATCACCTACAGCATTCCGTACGGGGCATCCCTTCCGAACCCTCTCCACTCATGGACTGACCAGTTCAACGGGGTCGCAGATCAAGGAAATCGAAACCTGGGCGCCGGCTCGTTCTTCCTGCCCACGGATCGGGCGGTCGTGTTCGAGATCATGCCCACGATCTCCACTGAAGCTGTGGGGAAAACCGGGTCGTGCATCTATCACTTCGTGCTCGACGGTGAGATCGTCCAGTCATACGAGATCTCCTACGACGGATACTGGCAGACGAAATATCAGCCGTACTTCACGACCCTCTCCGCAGGACGCCACGATGTGTCATTCGGGCGGTACAAGCGCGCAGGGGACGACTTCTACCAGCATTACGGGGCGATCAACGGAGAGATCTACGCCGGCACGATCTTCCAGGTGCGAGACCTCGGGGTCACCTCGTGAGCTGGCAGCTCTGGCTGACCAGCCCGCTCACGGGCCGGCTTCTGCGTGAGCTCCCCGACGTGCCCTTCTCCTGGTCCCTGTCGCTGCGCTCCCAACGGATCGGCTCTGACCCGCAGGGCATCGCCGCCGACACGGCCACCTCACTGTCCTTCCCATGGTCGGCGTTCGATGACCGGTGGGACAAAGCCGACGTGCTGATGCCTGGCAAGTACTGGATCCTCGCCCTCCAGGATGGCGCCCCCCGGATCTGGTGCGAACTCGGCGATACCACCAACGACGACGAGAACATCTCAGTCGAGCTCACCTCGATCAGCACTGTGCTCGCCCGGCTCATGCTCGTCCGTGAGGCCGCTGTCCAGGCGCAGCTACAAGGCGACATCACCGCGATCGCAAAGTCCACCTGGTACGACGCTGGCTACCTCCTGGGCGTCATAGGGAAACACGAACTTCAGGCCGTGCAGGACAAGCCCCAAGCATTGCCCCCGATCCGATATCCCGATGACGTCAGCTACACAGACGACAGCGCTCACCAACGCACCGTCAACGGGTTCGACCTGCAGAACATCAACCTGCAGACCCTCCTCGACAACCTCAGCAACGTCACCAACGGCCCGGACATCGCCCTGCGCCCCGAGATGGTCGACGAGCGTACCGTGAGGTTCGCCTACTACTACGGTCGCCCCAGTATCGCCCAACGCATCATCTGGGGTCTCGAGTGGGCAGCTGGCCAAGCCGGAGGCCAGGTCAGCAAGATCACCATGAAGCGCTCAGCGTCGGCGATCGCGGACCGGGTCTATGCGACCGGCGCCGGCCAAGACCAGGCCACCCTCGTCGCCGTCGCCCAATCCCAAACCCCTGCCGCAGGCCGACTGTTCCGAGAAGCCGCCATCTCCTCGACATCCAGTGACCAGCAGACGACCCTCCAGTCCTACGCCGACGCCCAGCTCGCCGCCTCACAAGACGTCCTCGCCCAACTCCAAGTCGACATCGTCGACGGCTCCGTCCCCATCAGCAACATCCAACCCGGCGACCAGGCACGACTCACCCTCACCGGCTACCCCAACCTCCCAGACGGCACATACAACAGCCGCATCCTCCAAATGGACGGCACCAGCACCGGCCCGACCACCCTCAC